ATAAGGTAAATTAAATACACTAATAGTTTTTCAAAAATCCGCCGTTTTTGGAGGGATTAAATGGGTTGGAAAGGTATTAGGTATAGAGTAAAGATACGGTTTCAAGAGATTTTAGCTTTGGTATTGGTTATTCCTTTTCTGGTGTTTACCGTTCTTTTAATTTTTGGGCGGGGTGATATGGAATTACTCCGCCTGTATTCTCCTTTAATTATGACTATATTAGGAGGGTATTTCGGTCAAGGGGCTATTGCTTTATGGCGGAAAGGGGAAATAGAAGAAATAGTAGAGGAAAAAGATAAAAATTTACCTTAAAGGAGGGATCAATATTGATTATTCCTAAAAACCACCGCTTTAGAAATGCGCCGAGAGTTAGGAAACGGACTAACCGTATTATCCTTCATCATTCTGTTTCTGGCGATGTATCGGCGGAAGAAATTCATAGGTGGCATTTAGACAGAGGTTGGTTGGGTATTGGTTATGCGGTCGTTATACGTTATAATGGAGATATAGAGCAGGGTAGAGGGTTAGATAGAGTTGGCGCACACGCTGGAGCAGGAGCTAACCACGATTCTATTGGGGTATGTTATGTAGGGGATTTTACTAAACATAAACCTACGAAAGAACAAATAAAGGCGGGTATTGAATTTAATAAAGATTGTTTTGAGAAATACGGGGAATTATTAATAGAAGGACATTCTGATCACATGAATACTCAATGCCCCGGCCATTTGTTTCCTATTGATTATATTAGAAAAAAATCTTTAAAGGAGGATAAGGATATGGGTTCTGAACTTAATTGGGAACAGGAACAGGCTATTCGTAAAATTAAATCACTTTCGGATAGGGGATTTATTAGTAGTCCGGCGGTTCATATTGAGAAGATTAAAAGAGGAGAAAATATAGGGGATTATGTATGGTTATCACTTATTGATAGAATAACCAAGAGGGGGTCTTTCTAAAATGCCCGCCGGTAAAAAGAAAAAAGTGTGCGATAATTGTAAATGGTATTTAATATTAGAAGATGTAGAAATAACAGAGTGTATTACGGAAAAGGATATGCCGAAAAAGGATTATGAGCAATATTTTGAAACAAATAAGGAGTGCCCTTATTTTAAGGAGGGGTAAGAAGTGGAATTTAATTTGGACTTTATACTGGATATGAATGTAATTGATGTATTAATTTATGTAGTTACCGCCATTTTTGTCGATACAATATTTGGGGTTGCAAGGGCAATTAAGCAAAAGGAATTTTCTTTTGTTGAATTGCCCCGTTTTTTAAGCACAAACTTACTACCGTATGGATTGGGAATTTTTGTTTTAGGTTTGGTGGCTTATTACCAAGGAGAAGTATTTGAGGTTATCTTTTATATAACCTCTTTAGCTGTATTGGTTCGTTATGTTGCCCGGATCAAAGAAAAAATTGAAGATATTTTTGGGGTTTCTCTTGATAAAAAATAATAGTTGGTTAGGAGATGTGGGCATGTATCGGGTAAGAAAATGGGGTGAAGAAATGGAAGAAATTTCATTACGAACAACTTTTGTTGCCCTTATTACTGTTGTATCTTACCTGGTTGATGCCGCCGGAACCCTGTTTTGGATTTTCCTTATATTGGCTTGTTTGGATTTTCTTACCGGGTTGTGTAAGGCATATACACAAAAAAACATAGACAGTCATATTGGGCGGAAGGGAATATTAAAGAAATTTGCTGTTATCTGTATTTTAGTAGTGGCTATTCTACTTGATTTAACATTAATGGAGCATGGGCTTGATACTGGTGGATTGGTTTTTACGGTTATTTGTTCTTGGTATATCCTTATGGAAATTTTAAGTATTTTAGAGAATGTTTCTAATATGGGTGTTAAGGTTCCTCTAAAACTTTACAAAATCGTTGAAGCTATGAATCCCGGTGTTGAAAATAGGAAAGACAATTACAAACCTTATAAATAAAGTTAATTTTTCTTTAAATTGAATTTAGTAGTAGATTTTTCATAGTATCATTAGGAAAAAGGGTATTTTGAAACAAACCGCCGGAAAGTGGTAAATTGAATTTAGTAATAAAAAAGTCATAGTATCATTATAATCCGGCGGGTTATTGAAAGGAAATTACTCTTTTTAGTAATAGAAAATACAACAGGGGATATGGTAATATATAATGGTAAGTATTTTTACTGTATCAAAAGGAGGACAATTCAATGGATATTCACGAATTAGTTAGGCTTTTTGTAAAGGTTACATGGGCTGTTTTACCTGTTGTTATTGCTTCTGCTATTATTCAATACCGTAGATTTAGTGGGTATAAAGAAATACTGGATATTATTTCTATAAAAACAAACAGCTATGTTTATTGGGTGGATGAAGCTTACCCTACTTTACCAAAAGAGGAAAAAATTGACTTAATTGAGAAAACCATCCTTGATGAATTAAAATTTATGGGTTTCCGTATGGATACCCGGAAAGAGTGTCTGGATAAGGAAATTAAGGCGGCGTTTAAGAAAAAAGAAATGATGTATAATCCCTTTACTTTAGAAAGTGATGATGAAATAGAAACGGTTGACCGTAAACATCTATAAAAAATTTTAAAGAACTTTTAAAATACCCTTCCAACGTATCATTGGGAAGGGTAAAATATTATTAGGAGGGGCAAAATAATGTCCTAAAATAATGAAATAAAGGAGGAAACATGATGTTAGACAAAGTTGAATTTAAGGTTAATCCTGTTGGAGAAATTAAAAAGATGCGGGAAACAATGTATTCGGACAGGTATTCTTGGATTGAAGAAACAATTCAAAATGCTATGAGGGCAAAGGCGGAAGAACTTCATTTTTCCATTAACCCGGCGGATGATGAAATAATTATTGAGGATGATGGTATAGGGTGTAAAGAACCACAGCTTATATTTGAAAAATCTACTTCGGGTTGGGATGAAGAAGTTCTAAAAGAAACAAACCCCTTCGGTGAGGGGTTTTTTACATTAGTTATGCTTGGGGATGATATTCATATTCGTTCTTATGATTGGGAGGTTCATTTTCGCCCCGGCGAAATTATACGGAATAAGACAATGGAGGGTAATTTAACTGTTACACGTAATCTTCCCTTCCATAGCGGTTTTAGAATTACAATTACTAACCTACAAGAAGATTATAACGCACATTATAAGGTTATTCCCCGGATTATTGATGTGGCTAAATTTATCCAAACTGTTAATATTTATATTAATGGGGATTATATAGAAAAAACGAAATTTACGGATACTGACGGTTCTTACTTTGCTTACAAAATTGACAATAAGGATATTACTGGTTGGATTAGACCTTTTCGGTGGGGTTCGGAATATGATGGTCATAATGATTATGTTCACGCTTATTTTGAAAACCGCCCGGTTTCTACGATTGGGTTTTTACATGGTGTTTCGGGTATTATCCATATTAACAGGGATTTAGTTGATCTTCGTTCTCCTGACCGCCGGGAATTTATTCATAATGAACGATACCGGGATTTTAGGGATATAGTAAGGAAAGAGGTAAAACAGGTAATGATGAATCTTGTAATAAACGGCGGGGATGAAGATATAAGTAAATATGAAGATATAATTACAAACTATCTATCAGAAGAAGAATACAAACACCATTTAAAATTTGTTGTTCATCACGAATCCTATGATGAATTAGATGAAATATTAGAACGACTAAAACAGGATTCAAATATGAAGTTAGAAGCATTGATGGGTAAAACGGAATTTAATCCCGATGATTCTACTGAAGAAGATTATTCTTCTCCTACCTTACCTCCGGCGGTTGATGTAAATAGGCATGATCGTTTTAGCGGAAACAAAAATCAGGAAGAATTTACGAAGAAGGAAAAATTTGGTATGGATTACAAAGACTTAGAGTTTTATCCTTCTTATTTTTACATTGACATCAGGGAATTAATTATGTATCAAGATAAGGTAAAGCTGGCTCAATACTATAATGTTCCTGTTGTGGTTACAAAAAATAGTCTGGAAACAAAGGTTATTGAGAAAGATGAAAAAGCAAGCCACATTATTTATCTTGAAGAAGAAGTAAGGGTTTGTGCTAACCTTAAAAATGTTGGTTATGAAGATGAAAGGGAAGTAAGGGCATTATGGCTATTCAATATAGTAGGTAAGGGATTACACGTAAACGGAAATATTTTTCGGATTTGTGATTTGGAAACTTTTAGGGAAAAAAGAGTTCTTAACCATTCGGAAGTTGAAACCGTTAATGCCGAAGCTGTTGTAAAAGGCGGAGTTATTTATTTTGACCGGGCAAAACTCAATAAACAGTTTCTAAAAGATGATCCAGTAAGTAAAATAACGGCGGATGATATAAAATTTATTTTAAGTCATTTAGATACAATGGCTCACGAATTGGCTCATGCGATATACTCTACAGTAGATAATACGGAAGAACATTTTAAAATTCAGTTGGAAATCCAGAAGGATATAATCAATCTTTTAGTTTAGGAGGAATAACATGTTACAATTAAAATTTTTATCTGTTGGTGTTGGGGAAAGTATTGAACAAAAAACAAATACGGCTTTAAAAGATTTACAACAACATGGAAATGAGGTAGTTGATGTTAAATTTACAAAGACAATGGATTCTTGTAGTGTGTTTATCCTTTACCGTTGTGATACGGAATTTACAGAATAAAAGGCGGGTGATTAAAAATGAAAGAAAAACTACAAAACTGTCAAGGTTGTGATTTAGCAGATACAAGGACACAGGTTGTTTTGCCAAGAGGTAATGAAAGGGCTAAAATTATGTTTGTAGGAGAAGCACCGGGAAGGCAGGAAGATGAAATTGGTAAACCTTTTGTCGGTCAGGCAGGTAAATGGTTTGAGGCGGCATTGGAGATTTTAGATTTAACGGTTGCAGATTATTACCTAACCAATACTGTTAAATGCCGTCCAGTTAATAAGGAAGGTGGTAATAGACCTCCTTCGGAGAGTGAAATTATTTCTTGTTGCCATTGGTTAAAAGAGGAAATAGAAATGGTTGATCCTCATTTAATCGTAATAATGGGCGGAACTGCATTAAAGGTTTTCTCTAAAGAATTACGTATATCTGATGTAGCAGGAGAGGAATTACATGGTCATAAAATTACTAAAAATGAAGGAAGGAGGTTATTTGTTTTATTTCACCCCGCCGTTTTGATTTATAATCAGAAGTATTACAAGCCGATATTTAAACGGGGCTTAGAAAATTTACGGCGGATTATTGATGAAGGGGATTTTAGAATACCATTTTAAGGAGGGATATTATTGCTTACTCGAAAACGGATAAATGCAGATATTATTGATATGGCGGAAAAATATGAATCGGGTATGACAACAACGGAAATAGGAAAATTATATGATCTTGCTCCGCCAACTGTTTGTGATTATTTACGAAGTCATGGAGTTGATTTACGGAATAACCGGGAATCGTTTATCCGGCGGGCTAAAAGAATGATGGCGGATTATGAAGAATTAGGAACCTATCAAAAAGTGGCGGATAAATATGGAATTTCAAGACAACGAGTATATGGGATTATCAAAAAATACAAAGATATAATGGAAGGAGGCGGGAATGATGTCAAACCAAAAAAGTATTAAAGAACACTATGTATATTCTTTGGAAGCCGACAATGACAGGCTGGAAGATGAAAATAAGCGGTTGCGTAAAATGGTTGAAGAGTTGGAAGAGGAAAACAAGCAGTATCAGGAGGCTCTGATTCATATTATAAATGAAAGCTATTCTTATGATCCATCGATAGCAAAGATGTCGATTATAGCAGTTGAAGCATTAGAAAATAGTTAATATGGGAAGGGATTTGGGGATTAATGAGTTTAAATTGCAAAGAAGGATGTGAATAAGTAATGAAAGGTTATATAAAAATATCAGATATAGAGAAGTATTGTGAAGATGTTGTGAAAACACATCAAGATCTAATTAAAAGAGCATTAAGGGAAGATGGAACAACAGCAGACGTTTCAGCGGCAGCTTTTTTCATGCAACAAGAAAGAATATACAAGTATGAAATACCGAATATGATTAAGGAATTGAGTGGTGGTAACGAATTATTAAATGAACACATAAATGTATTAGGATTATCTAATTCGTCGTATAATATTCTTCTGAAAAACAATATAACAACAGTAGAAGAGTTATCAAAAATGACGATAAGGGATCTTAAAAGTATTGCGGGACTTGGTTCAAAAATCCTAAAGGAGATATTGGATGTCACAAAAAATGTAGGAGTAGAAATAAGACCGTAAGGATCATTTATACTATATTGAGGGCCAGTATCAACCTGCCCGGAAAGGAGCGAAAAATAATGCCTTATAAAAACCCGTTTACTTTAGACTTGCTGCACAAGGCGTTCAACGGCTACAGCCATCCAGAAAGTGAGGGACAAGAGATTTTGTATTATGCACTACAAAAACAAAACCCAACGCTTGTAGACGTAAAACATAAAAAAGGAAAATCAGCACAGTTAGTCTGTCCAACGTGCAAGCGAACAACTACAGTGAATTATGAAATACACAAAAAATATTATGAAGAGTGGTACTGTAAGCGATGCGGGCAGAGGTTGGTGCTAGATTGGTGCTAGATAGGCCTGATAAGGAGAGGGAAATAATGGATGCAAGAAAAATAATGGATGATATGTATGCGTTAAAGTTACGGATATTATTTCTTGAAGAAGCACTCTCCGAAGTAGAATGGGATGCCGGTGGCCACTGCAACTCCTGCATGGGGCTACGACAACATGAGGATCATTGTAAAGTGAGACAAGCCTTGGAAGGAGACGGGAGTGATGATTGATAAACAATATGATAAGTTTTTACTAATTTGCGATATATGTGTAGACCCAGCATCATGCACATTTTTTGAGTTTGACGAGGCTGTAAATTACAAAAGGGAGTTCGGTTGGAAAAGTCAAAAACTCAATGGCCATTGGTATGACATTTGCCCGGATTGCCAGGATGGTGATGTTGACATTACAGGTGTTATTTAATCTTACTAAGCTAAGGAGCGGATAAACATGACAATAGGAACATGCCAAGTTTGCAAAAAAGAAAAAGACAGACCTTTATCGGTAGATAAGTGTTATTCGTGCTTAAAGGAAGAACATATCGATGCTGTCAAAGAAGAAATTGCAAATGGCGAAACTACTAGTACTTATCTTGAGGATTGCGTGTTTTGTCCTTATTGTGGAGACGAATTAAATAATATACCAATGGATGACAACCATGCCGAATTATTCATGGAAGGCGAATATGAATGGGAATGCGGTGCGTGTGAAAAAGTATTTTTAGTTGAAGTACACGTAACTTTTTCATATTCAACCGAAAGGAAGGATTGATAGGATAGATGTTGAAGGGAGGCGGGAGTGATGGATAAATGTAATTGGCAATATATAAAAGATGATGATGCTTGGGAATGTTGTTCTTGTGGTTTTTACTTTATATTAATTAATGATTGTTCTCCTAAAAATAACCAAATTTATTTTTGCCCTAAATGTGGTAAGAAGATAGTCAATTACTTTAAACACAAGGAGGGTTAGTTTTGTATTTTAAGGAAAATGATAATAGCTTCCTCTACAAAAAAGACGTAAATGAATTTATCCTTCTCTATGCTTTGACGCTTAAAAAATTGGATCAAGGCACTCTATTAACTAACTCTAAAGAAACGGTTTCTACCTTAATAGAAGGCATTAGAACCATGATACAGGATAGGAACAGTGGTCGGGATAGGGAAAGGCAAATAATGGTCGAATCAAGGCGTAATCTTTATTACAAAAGGAAAAATAACGGTAAGTGTGTTGATTGTGGTAAGGATATTGATTACTCGGTTTCTTCTGTTCGGTGTTTAAAACACCATAACTATCAAAAGAAATATCATCAAAGAGGGTAAATAACGGTGGCTATGCTTTTAAGAGTATATTATTATGGTAAAGGATAACAAAAAGGAATTTACAAAATTAGAATAGGAGGATTGTTATGTTGTTAAAAGATGAAATTAGTGCAAACTTTTCCATTCCCAAAGAAAAATTGGTTAATCCTTTAGAAGATGAGATTTATAATAGTCTAAATGCGGAGTTAGGGTATAATTTAATTCGGTATTTAGAGAATCATAAAACAGGAGATATTATTCCTGTTCTAAAACCCGGGCGGAAAATAGAGGAAGAAGGGATAATTAAATTTACTGTAACTGTAGAACTATACCAATTAAACTGACTACGTATCAATGATTGGTATAATGAATTAGCTACGCTACGCCTAAAATAGCACTCTAATCTTTTATTATTTATATTTCTAAAATATATACTATATAATGTTGCTACAGCCGCCATAGCACACTTTGAATACACTTGACAACCTTCGGTAAAATCGGCGTTTATAGGGTTTTCATTATTTTAGAAATAATTCGCTACACTACAGTAGCCATAGTGCAGAGGCTTCTGCACTCTTGCAATCATAGCACTAAAAATGAAGGAGGATTATATGAACGGTGAATTATACCCGGATTATTTGAAAGGCGAGGACTTGGTTTTAGGTTGTAATATTCCTGATTCTTATTTTGAGGAACGTGGTAAATTAACACTTGTAGAACGTGAAATAATGACTACGTTATTTTATTTAACCTACGGCTTTAATCAATTTGAAGTTGCCGTTAGTTACCGTTATCTGTGTTTTCAAACAGGTATATCAAGTCATTCAGCTATTTCAAATGGTTTATCTTCCCTTTTAGAAAAAGGGTTTATTACAAGAGTAAAGAAGGGTTCTTTTAAGAATCCGGCGGTTTATCGAATGAAAGAGGCATACAATCAAGAAATAAAGGAGGTTATTAAGCAAGTGCGGGATAATGAAAAACAAAAGGCGATTGAGGAATTACGAAGTTGGGGAGGAGATTCAGAGAAAAAGGAACTTCCAAAGAAAAAGAAACGGCGGTCTTTTAAGGAAAAACATATTAACGAATGGAACGCTAATGATATACTCTATTACTTTGCTTCACGGTATTATGAGTTTATTGGTGTTCCTTATCCCAGCATCACAAATAAAGAAAGGGGGTTGGCAAAGAAGTTAATAACGGAAAGTGAATACAGTATATTAGATATTATCCGGGTTATTGATTATTACATTAAAAACTACGAAACGATTCCCAATCATCCGAAGTCTTATCCTTCATGGAGTATATTTTGGGGGTGGAGAACTTCTATTTTTCCAACCGCCCTTTTAGGGGAGGAAAAGAAGGTAGAGCAAACACAGGATAAAAACTTTGCAAGAGAATGGAAGGATGATGATGGTGGTGAAGATGATTGGGTTCCTACGGATTGGGGTGGTATTGAATGAGTGCTACCAATAGGGGTGGTGTAAGAAGTAAGAACGATTACTATAAAACACCGGCGGGTATAGTGGATTTATTATTGGAAACTTACCCACTTAGCGGGTCATTGTGGCTTGATCCTTCGGCGGGGTCGGGTACAATAGGAAGGCAAATTAAACAGTTTTACCCGGATATAAAGATTAAACAAATTGATGTATCAAGTGAACATGTTGATTATGAAGTCGGTTCGGTTCTTGTAGGTAATTTCTTGGCTTATCCAGATAATGGATTGCAGATATTTGATGGATTTATTATGAATCCGCCATTTAGTCGAGCAGAGGAATACGCAGTAAAATGTTTGGAAAATCGGATTAGTGATACTGTTCCTGTTATTATGTTACAACGGTTAGGGTTTTTGGAATCGAAAACTCGACATTTATTTTGGCAAAGGTTTCCAGTAGATCGGTTATATATTCTCTCTAAAAGACCGAGTTTTACAGGTGATGGGAAAACTGATAATGCGGGGTATGCTTGGTTTATTTGGGATGGTAGTAATAAGCGGTGCGGTGGACAGGAAATAAAAACTTTAATGAGGTAAGGAGAGGATAATTATGTTTACATTTCAACAATTTAAGGACGAGTTTTTTAAGATTTATCCTAAAGTTAGGGATAATCCTTCGGAAAACCATCTACTTTCTTTGTATATTACCTATTCATTAGTAATCCGTTCATTATCAGAGATGATGGAAGAATCGGCGGGTGAATAGAAATGGAATTAACCAAAAGAAAATTATTACAGGCGGGTATTTTAGAAGAATTTTGGGATAAAGATTTCAATAACTTTTATGGACACGAAGAAAAAAGAAATGAATTACAGCCGAAGGTTATTCAATGGAATACTGCTTATCCTGACATTCCGATTAATTTAAACTTCAATCAAGGTCAACGTATATTGGAGGAAGTTATGGAATATGCTCAAAACTTAAAAAATGCCCGGAAACATGGGATTAGTTTATTCCTTTTTGGGCCGAATGGAAGTGGAAAGACATTACTGGCGGTTTCTGTATTAAAGGAAGCATTAAGGCAAGGGTTTTCTGCTCAAATGTCATCTTTGGGCGGGATAATAGAAGCGACTACTGCTGGATGGTATAATTCGACTAAAAAGGAGGTATTTGAAAGTAAAATTAAAAACGTGGATTTCCTTTTAATTGATGATATTGGGAAGGAGTATAAGGCGAAGGGAAATAACTTAGTGGAAGTGGCGTTTGATAACCTTATCCGATACCGTTCTTTTAGGAATAAACCTATTATTTTTACCAGCAATACGAAGCTACAGGAACTTAATACGACTTATGGACAATCGGTTTCCAGTTTACTTATCGGTAAGTGTATTGCTATTCGGGTTGCTGGTGATGATTACAGAAAGGTAATACAGGCGAAGGAATTAAGAAAATTATTAAAAAACGGTTAGAAGGGTTTACAAGCGTTTTAAGGTAGGGGATAATTTAATTATAAGGATAAATTACAAAGGAGATGATACTGTTGAAAACATGGGAATCTGTTGTGAAACAAGTTCAGAAGTTTGAGGAAAACAAAGAGGACGTTGTTCAGAACACGAATCATTTGGTGATGGATTACGGCAACGGAAAAATGGCGGGTGGAGATAATACGTCTAAAATTAACTTAGGTGATTTAACAGACTGGTCGCAGACACAACTTTACTCTCTTTTAGGTATGCCGGGAAGGTATTTTAAGAAACTCTACGAGAATAAGGATTTTACTTTGGTTGCTGACCATGTAAACCATCATCTTAACGGGCAGGGTAGTCGGGATTTATTTATTCGGACACGGAAATTTGATGAACAATCTGCTTATATCCGGGGTGTGCTTTCTGATCGCTATACGGTTTTTGATAACATTGATTTGATAGAGATACTCGATAAAATATTCGGTAATACGGATAAAGATTATAACATCGAGTATTTTTTAATGGATGAAACGGTATTTCACCTGCGACTTACATTTCCCGATTTAACGGCGGATGTTGGACAAAATATCGAAGGAGAACAGGACTTAATAACGGCAGGAGTGCATATTAGTAATTCAGAGGTCGGTAAGCGAAGGGTTATGGTTGAGCCAATGGCATTTCGGTTAATTTGTAGTAACGGATTGATGGGGTGGACTTCAAGCGGAGATGTTGGTTTTAAACAGAGACATATTTGGTTGAATAAAGATGAAATGTATAACCGGGTAGCAGAAGGGGTTGGATCGGCACTCAAGGCAAGTTCGGGTGTTATTGATTTGGTTAAAATGGCACGAAGCAAACCTGTTGAAAATCCCCTAAATGTAATTGATGAGATAATCAAGGACAATAATTTTACAAAACAGGACGGGGAATTAGTTAGGAGTGCTTTTTTAATGGAGCCGGAAAATACAGTATATGGGTTATCTAATGCTTTCACTCGTGCGGCGAAAGATATGGTAGGAGATAAAATGGTAGAATTTGAAAATTTGGGTGGCAAGGTTTTAGTAAAAAATATTTAAGGAGGTAACAAACATGAATAAGCCGAAGTGTAAAGTAGTTGGAGAGGACGGCAATATTTTTGCGGTATTGGCAAAGGCAAAAAAGTCATTAGTTTCGGCGGGGCAAGAGGACAAGGTAGAGGAAATGAAAGATAGAGTATTTACTTCTGGTTCTTACCATGAAGCATTAGGGGTTATTGGGGATTACGTAGAAATGTATTAAGGAGGGAGTATATGAGATTTGGGGATTTAAGTAACAAACCCTCACCTACCGTTGTTATTGATATTGATGGATTAGTTATACAGGACTATTTTCGACCAAAAGAAACATTAATCCGTAAAATTAACCGCAATATTCGACAATCATTTCTCACACAGGAACAACAAGCGGTAGGTGAGGTAAATTGTTACAAACTAAACGAAGGTATCTATCCTATTTTAGAAAGGTTATTTTATAGCGATGTTGGGGTTTATTTTTTTGCCCACCGTCCTTGGTATTTTAAGGAACCATTGGAAGAATTATTTAATCCGTTGTTATTTAATCACTTAATTGTCGGCGGGGTCAAAGAAAGAGAGGGATTACTTTCAAGAAGATATATTCAATTATATTATTTTAGAAAACCGGAACATGGAAGTTTTCTTAGTAAAAGCAAGGAACGGTATATAGAACACTATAAAGAAATTAATTTATGGTAAGTTATTTTTGGGGAGGACGAAATATGGATATTGAACTATTACTTGTTTCTAAAGTATTACAAACAGGTAATTTAAAGGAAGTTATTGACAATAAAATAACTTCTGATTTCTTTTACACGAAAAGCAAACCTGTTTATCAATACATTATGAAACATTATCAGGAGTATAAGCAAACACCTTCTATTGATTCGGTTAAGTTGGAATATCCACAATTTGAACCGGCGGATAATTTAGAGGAACCCTTACAATATTATATTGATAAAGTAAGAGAGAAACACAAACACAATTTAATTAGTCAAGGTCTGGACAAGATTATTACTAATTTAGAAAATCAAGACTTAGAACAGGCGGAAACAGATTTATATACATTAACCTCTAAAGTATCAACGGAAACCAAAGTTACAAAGGATATGAACTACGCAGAATCGGCGGATGAAAGATGGGAGTTATACCAACACAAGAAAGAACATTTTGGTATAGATGGTATTCCGATTGGTATATTACCTATTGACCAGATTACCGGCGGGGCACATGCGGGAGAGTTAATCACTATTTTAGGACAAAGCGGTGTTGGTAAAACATGGGCTTTAATATTAGTAGCTAAAAATGCGGCGGAGAATGATTATCGGGTGCTATTTATTACAAAGGAAATGGAACCTGTGCAGATAGCATTACGGTTAGATTCTCTAATGTCAGGATTACCGTTTGACCAGATTAAGAAAGGGTTATTGGGAGATACTACAAACGAAGAAAATTACCGGCGGTTTTTAGAGGAAAAGGCAAAAGTTAGAGATAATGTAGTTATAATCGGTGATGATGGAAAAGGAGGGGTTACTGATATACAGGCAAAAATAGACGAACACAACCCGGATTTAGTGTTAATTGATGGCTCCTACCTTCTTATTGATGAAGATGGCGGGAAAGCACAATGGGAAAAAGCAAGGAATATTACACAGGCATTAAAGAGGTTGGCAAGACGGTTTTCTATTCCCTGTTATAACACAACACAAGCGGGTAGGCAGGTTAAACGGTCTGCTCCTCCGGGTCAGGAAGATGTTGGGTTTACTTATGCGTACTCACAGGATTCCGATGTTTTATACTCGGTTTATCGTTCTGATGATTTAAAGGAAAGCGGTAAGATGGGTTGGAAATTGACGAAGGTTAGAGATGGTGCTGATATGGGGCATTTTATCCTTCAATGGGATTTTGATGATCCTTCTACGTTTGGACAATTATTTCAAGAAATGGGGCAGGAAGAAATCGGGGAAGATGATGAAACTATTATCTATTAAGGAGGTAATAAGATGGCAATATTTTTATTGTAACAAATAGTAGTGGAGAACGGTCTATAATTTGTAAGGCTTGCGGTAATCAATTATTAGAGAAACACTAAAGGAGGAAGAAAATGACGGAGGTAATGAATTGGGGAGTAATTGTTCGTTCTAAAGAACAGGCACAAACAAAGAAATTTAAAACCTACGAAGAAGCGGCGGAGTATTATAATAAGGCACTTCCTCTTTTAGAAGAATACAATATCCTTTTAGGTATAGTATCATTAAGGGAACCTATTCCTCCCGATGAAGAAAAGGAACCAAAAAGGGGTCAGTTATGGTGTCCTTATTGTGGAGAATACCGGCGGTTTGTAAATAAAGAAGGGTATAAAAGATGTCCAATCTGTTATATGACTACAGAATCATTTTGGGTTAAAACCTATAATGATTTATGGGAAAGGGTGAGGAGATAAGATGGACAAAGTTAATTTGAATGACTTTAATAATATTGTTGCTATTGATCGTATTAAACGTCCTTTACTACGTCAGGATAATACGGCGGTTAAGAAAAAGATAACAGAATTACGACAACTGGACGGTGAATCATGGGCTATAGCAGAAACAGCAAGCCGGGTTTTAGAGTATATTGAACAAGATAAGGAGGAATATTAATGTATGGAGTTAATATCCGTGTTGAATATGAACCTACAAGGATAAGGCATTGTGCTATTCAATGTCCTTGCTGTAAGAAGTGGTTTAATGATTATGATATTTCCTTGTATCCAATAGGGTGTGAATACGATATAATCAGCGGAGTAAAATGTAAATGTCCTTATTGTAATGAAAACTTTGAAGCAATTAAGGAAACCATTAATATTGAAGAATGTGGATCAGTAGCAGAAGTTCACAAAGATACAATGGTAAAAAAGGTTACTTGGGTTGAAGAGAGAGATAAGGAGTAGCTATTATGTCATTTAATGTCGAACAATTTTTAAAGTATTTTAATTTTCGGCGGATAAAAAGGCGGGGCGAGAACTATATGGCTTCTTGCCCCGATTTTTCTGGTAAACACAGTAGAGGGGATATAAGACCTTCCTTTGGTATAAGGGCAAATCCACCTTATTTAGCTAACTGCTTTACTTGCGGATTAAGGCTTAACATAGAGTATTTAACGGCTATGTTATTATCGGAAAAACTGGAAAGACCTGTTAATCCTTATGAAGCGTGGAAATGGTTAGAGGATAAGGGTTGGGTTGTTACATTAACGGCGGAGGATTTAAGAGAAAGATTACACTCAACAGGCGGAGATTCATTAGATGTATTAAACGATAATATACTATTAGATTTTACAAATGGAGTTCATAAATCTATTTTAAAACGGGGCATTACACAACAATCTGCTAAAGAGTGGGAATTACGGTATGACCCTAAGACAAGACGCACTATTATTCCCGTTAGAAATTTTATGGGGTTGTTGGTTGGTATTCTTTCAAGGGCGGTTGATGAAGATGAATATATTCGTCATGGAGTAGGTATTCCACAACCAGACGGCGGGGTGATATATGGATTTAAAAAAGGATTAGTATTATATGGAGAACATAAGGTAAGTGATAAAAATACCGTTTTATTAATGGAATCGCCTTTGGATGTCGTCTATTGTTGGAGCCACAATATACAGGCGGATATGGATATTTTAGCATTAATGGGAACTATGGTTAGCACAATACAAATAGAGAAACTGTTGGACTATCAACAGGTTATTTTAGCTATGGATAATGATAAAGCTGGTCAGGAAGGAATAGAGCAAATACAGCGAAGTATCGGTGGGAAAGTAGATTTAAGGGTATTTGATAACTTCGGCAAAAAAGATATAGGAAAACTCAATCCAGAAGATTTATCTAAAATAAAAGAATACGCTACTTCGGCTTTATCCAATCGTTTACAAAAAATTCCTAAAAAATTTACATGAAAACTTCCAACGTGATAACAGGCAGGTTATAATTATAATAAGGGAAAGGACAAGGGTATGTCCTTAATTACTGAATTTCAAGGAGGTAATGAGTATGGAAGAAGTTCCTAAAAAACATGCTGATACATTAAAGGAACGGATTATTAAGGTTATGGAAAAAGAAACCGGCGGGTTAATGCAGGAAGTTATGGCTAAATGTATGGAAGAAATGGCGGTTTATGTAGGGGAATACTTAGATGATTTAGATAATATAGCGGATTTTGTAGAAACAGTAAGATGTAATTACTGCGGAAAGGTTATAATAAAACGAGAGGTATTAGAGAACGAAGATAAAATTATAGATCACATTATTAACTGTAAAATTATGGAAGTTAGAGAAGATGGCGAAGGTTATATTGATTATATATTAGTTAAATGTAATATATGTAGTATAGAAAATGAGGTTTTATAGGAGGGTTATACGTGGGTATTGAGTTCATTACAAATTGTGATCTTTGTTACTATAAACGGCGGAGTAACTGTATAAAAATGGTGGCTTTTAATGATTTAAAAGATAGGTATATGCAATCATTAATGGAGAAGGAACAAGTAAATCCAACTTCTGTTTTAGGATTAGGTATTATATTAAAATGTGTTGACTTTCTACATTATAATTATGACAACGGTTACAGAGGTTGTAATTGTAATACTCAATACAATGAAGATGGACAACCTACGTGGTCTTGTCGAACACACGGCGGAGGGAAAAGATAAGATGGAACATATAAACGAAA